AGTTATCGAGAACGAAAGATTTAATGACAGGTTCAGCCGTCATGAGAGTTGTCTTGAAACTGGATTTGGTTATGTCATGCGAAATACCTTGAACCAAAAGGGTTTCGGTGAAATTGGAAGCCCCTGGCATGGTTTTGGAAACCGTGATTGGGGTAAAGATGTCAATGAGAAGTCCAGCCGTTACGCGAGAAGTCGCCGAGGCTGAGTTGTCAAAGAGGTTGAGTTGAAGTGAGTCAATGCGAACCGAAGCATCCTTGCGAGTTGCAAGGAGCATCTTTGCCATTGAGAGAACTTCGGCATCGCTCTGTAAGAGGTTGTCTGCGCGAACTCCTGAGTGGGTGAAATAGGTTGAGATGGAAGTGGAGTCGGTTACTTCTTGGACTGCTCCGCCGAGGCGATTGACCTTGACATCGTTCACGATCAAGACATCATCATGGGCGATAGTGATTCCTTGATAGCCGATGTTGATTCCAGCATCGTCAAAGGAATAGACGGGTTGAGCCGCACGAAGTCCGAGGTTATTGCGAGAGTAAAAGATCATTACACCTGAGTTATTGCAGAACAATCCCCCGAACTCGGTCTTATCTGCTACAAGTTGGAGAGCGTCAAGGACGGCGCGGTTAGCGGTGCCAGGGTCAGCCTGTACCGTTGAGGAGCCTGTATCTATGGCGCGTTGTCCGGTAGGCCATCCAGCAAGGTCAAGAATCTGACCGATACGGGCACCTGTGGTATCCCCTGCGCTAGCTGCGGCAACAGTTGAGATGATGACATTGTTGAGCAACCTGAAACCATCGGTACATTGGAGCGTTACCTGAGATACCCCCGCTACGCCATTAGCGAATCCCGTTGAATAGGTGTTGATGTATCCGTAGAAAAGTGGGTAACGAACTCCGTTGTAATCGGCAAAGATTTGGATTTTGCGAAGTGGTACGAGTTTGCCGTAATAGGCACCCGATGAGTTCATTGGGTTGAAATCACCATTGGAATCGTTGAGAACTACTGTCGCGGTACCTGCTTGAAACTGGTCGAGAATACGATTTCGTCCACGCCGAATTGAGGCAGAGATGAGAAGGCTTGAGATGTCCACGCGGTCAGTTGGAACGGCTAATTGTCCGGTATCGAGTTTGCCTAGCGTTGAGGAATCTAAAGTCATCGCGGTGGTGATAAATGTGGCACCATCCGAAAAGTCAATAATCGCTCCGAGGACTGGAACTCCTAGAGCCGCCATTTACAAGCCGCCAGTTGCGCTGAACTGTAAGACGTTAGAGCCGTTGGAAACTGTGCGAAGTAGGTGGTCTGTAATGCCTTGTGCGAGGTCGTATTGAGATACAACTGAACCTAGAACAGTTACATTGACAACAGGTGCGCCGTTACCCCCACCAGCCTTATCGGAGCCATTGGAGTTGAGGATTCCACCATCTTGACCATTACCTTGAGCAACGATTGTGTTAATCGCTCCCTGGACAACTGGGTCTGATGTGCCACCGCCCGATGGAGTCGGAGCAACGAATGGCTTTAGCGGTGTATCGCGCAACTTAGAGTCATAGGCATTAAGAGCTGTGAGTGCCTTCATCCATCCATCGGCGGCTACTGCTCCTGGTGAACCCAAATCCTTGGGGTCAAAAGCGGCTGCGCCAGTTACCTGTGCGATGTAAGCGACAACGGCAGAGTCAGACATACCCCACTTTTTAGCAAGGGTTTCAACCTCTGCACTTGAAATAGTTTGATCGGCTAGAACGCCAAGGATGTCGGAATACTTAGACGAGGCATCGTTGAGTGCGGTCTGGGCTTGGATGCTCTTAATGAGGACATCAAACTTATTTTGCGCCTCGACATTTCCCTGCTTCATCAAGTTAAGGCGAGCAGCCTCTAACTCAACGGGGTCGGTTGTATTGGCGTTAGTGATGCCGTTAGTTGCGGTGAGTTTGTTAAGGGTCTGTTGGGCAAGGATTGCATCAGCATTAGCCTTAGCAGCCTTGAGTTGAGCAGCCGTTTGAGTAGCGGCAAGTTGCTTAGCAGCATCGAGAGCAGCCTTAGCATTAGCATCCTGCTGAGCCTTTAATTTAGCCGTGGCATCGGCTTGGTCTTTAATCCAACTAGAACTACCAAATGCCTTACCCGAAAGTGGGTTGTTTAGGTCTTTTTGCGCGGCTGAAAGTTGAACAGTGGCATCGGTAGCGGCATTGAGGTTTGATACCAACCCATAAGTTGCGAGGGCTGCTCCTGCTACACCAAGAGCCAAAGTGCCTGCGGCTAGATTTAACCCACCCGTTAAGAAAGTTTCAGCAATAACCGCAAGAGTCTCAGCGGCTGCCATCGCCTTAAATGCGGTGGCTACCTTATTGATAACGCTAATGAAAGCCAAGACTTTTGAGGTAGCCCAAAGAGTTCCGAGGACTACTGCAAAATCTTTAATTAAAGTCATGTGGGTTGAAATCCACTCACCGAAACTGATTGCCTTCTTAACAAGATTGACAACTTCATCGGCGGCGGTCTTGAGTCCAGCCACCAACTTGTCTTTGTTGAGGTCAATCCAGGCTTGAACCTTAGGGATGATCTGGGTATTAAGTTGGTCAATAAAACTTTGTACGGCGGGCATGAGGGCATAGCCGAGAGACTTCTTAGCCTCGTCAAAGCCGAGTTTCATGCGTTCCATTTGTCCGGCAAGGGAGTCAGCCGCAACAGTTGCATCGCCCTTAACGGCGGCAGATAACTCATTGACGATACCCGTAAAGTCTTTGGACTTGACAAGGGTCTCTGAAAGTGGGATACCGAGGCGTTTTAATGCGGAGAAATTGCCGTCATAGGCTTTGGCAAGTGCGATCGAAACTTGACCCAAATCTTTGCCACGACCCGCTGAGATGTTGAGAGCGAGTTGTTGTAACTTCTCGGCTTCTGTAACGCTGTGAGTTGCCGTTACAAGGGCGTTAAGAGATGGACGAAGTTCGGTATCAACTACTCCAAGACGAAGTTCTGTAGCCTTGACATACTCCTCTGTTGAGGCAATCAGGGCTTCGTTAGCGTTGGTCGTGTTCTTGAGAGTATTAGCGAGGATTGCGGCAGACTGTTGGTCAGCCATAGCCAACTTAACGGAATCGAATCCAACCTTGACCGCGAAGGCTACGCTAGCGGCGGCGGCTACTGCGAAGGATTCCTTGACCTTCTTGCCGAAATCATCAAAGGATTTTCCAGCTGCCTTGAGGTCTTTCTGTGCTGCCTTGGTTCCCTTGTCGGAGTATTCCGAGAGGATGCGGGCTACAACTGCGCCTGTTGCCATCTAGGACTCCTTAAAGTGAGGAACGCTTATCAAGTGCGATTTGTAATTTGGCTTTCGCAACTTCAAGAGCATCGAAAATCTTTTTTTGTGCCTGTTCGCGGTTACGCAATACGGCGCGAAATACAAGACGGCGACCCTTGCCGTAATCGTGTTCAAGGCGGTCAATCATGGCTTTGCCACTTGGTGTATCGCCTTTAGATTTGAAACCAGCAAGTTCAAAAATCATTCCTGCGGGGTCAGAGTTCTTAAGTGCGCCAGCGTTAGTCGTGTAATCGCTAGACCACGCCTTGCCCTCTGCCTTGGTAACAGTGATTCCGGCGCGAACCTTTGCGGGGTTCCATGCAGGCCATCCAGCACCGCCTCTGACATCTTTGTGAGGGTGTTTTGCAGGCTGGGTGTTCCAATTACGCAGAGGCAATTCTGGAACCAGCATTAGGGCTTCTGCTTTAATGCGATCAAGTTCAGAGTTAATTACTCTGCGAAATTCAAGGTTCGCTTGCTTATCAAATTCTTTTAATGAGGCGAGAGTCTGCTCTAAACCAATAAGTTCAAAGCCCATAGCAGACTCCTAGCCTGGATGTTTGAGTTCCCAATAAGCGAACATCGCTTCTAAAATCCCATCTGGCGCATCAAGTAAGTCAATGGGCGAGATGCCAGTCTCCACCGAAAAAGCCGCAACCTTGAAGGTTAGGCTGTCGCGGTGGATTCTGAGGAAGGGTCTGCGATGATTTCTACATCTTCGAGTTCATCAAGAAACGCATCTCCGAATGGCTTTACGACAACGCCAGCGGATTTGAGAGCGAGCCAACCCAAGTAATAAAGGTTTTCTGCCTTCTCTTCACCGATTGCTTTGCCAAGACCCTTGTTAGCCCATCGTTCAAATGCCACGATGTTTCGTGCGTTAAGAGTGGCGGTGTGTTCCCCACCATCTACTAGCTTGACTCGTAGTGTTAAACCGTTCATGTATTTCCCCTTAGTTAGATGTTAAGAAAACGCCTTGGTGATTGCACCTGAGATAGGCCATGTGACAGAGGCGGTAGAAAGTTGTCCAACTGCGCCCTTAAGTGGAGTCCAGTCAGCGACAAGTGCTGAAACTGTGTATTTAGGATTGGTTGTTGAGGCTGAACCCGCTACTGGTTGAACCACGATCGTGGTTGCAGTACCGAGAAGGCCATAGATGGTTGCTTCAACCGAAGTGGTTGCGAAGTCTTGGATGAAGTCCAAAGTGAGTGAGTTATCTGCAAGACCAGCAACGCGAGTCTTAGCCGTTGAGCCGTAAGCGGTTGTCTCAATGATGTCGTACTTGGTATCCAATGTGATGTTGGTAATCCATTGGGAGAGGTCGGTTCCGTTGATAATAACCGATGGGTTTGTGAGGACGATTTTAGCCATGTGTTGTTATCCCTTTGTAATCGCGCCTGAGATTGACCAGGTCACGGAAGCGGTTGAAAGTTGTCCGACTGCACCTTTAAGCGGTGTCCAATCAGATACGAGAGCGTTAAATGAATAAGTTGGGTTAGATGTGACGACATCTGCGCCGGAAGTCGGTGCGACAGTCATAGCGACAAC